TCGAGTGAGGCGGCGGTATGGAATGGGCTGGATGAGATCCGGCGCCGGCTTCGGGTGTATCGGCTGGAGCGTGAGGTATCCGATGTGGACGGCGGTGATGACGGCGTTGCCGGATACAACGTGGCTGAAGCTGCTGAGTTCGACGAACGAGGTCCTGGCCGCCATGGAGTTCATCAGCCATGAAGATTGAAGCTGGAAAGCACTACCGGACGCGGGAGGGGTGGAAGGTCAAGATCGACGCGCTCGGAAATGGCCTCGCCTTTGGCTGGCATGACGGGGCGGCTCAGGTTTGGGTCGAATGCGAAGCCTATTCGCCCCGCAATGGCGACGAGCTGACGCTTGTCTCCGAGTGGCGCGAGCCGGCGCGGGTGAAGGTGTGGCTGTATCGGTCGGGCGACAACAAGCATTGGGTGCCGATGGCCGAACGGTCCTTGCGTGAGCCGTATGTGCTGGTCGGCACGGTCGAGATGGTAGAAGGCCAATTCGCCGAAGACTCGGATCGTCCGGGGAGGGCGGGGGAATGAAGTTTATCGTCGGGTCGCTTTGTGCGGCCGCTGTGATGTTCGCCACGAGGGCGATGCACATTGGCGAATGGGACCAAGGCTTCTGGACGGCGGGCGGGTTCTGGATCGTGGTGAACTCGTGGCCAGAAAAGAGCCCCTGCCATGGCTAGGGCAGGGCGAGGCCGTCCGTGAGCGACTGGGCAGACGAGCGCCGCCGCATCGAAGCGGAGATGGATGCGGAATTTTTCAGCCAGATGGCGGCTCGCGAACGCAGGCGCCGGATATCGTGGAAGGCGGTGATTATTTTGCAGGCCATTTCGGTTGTGTGCAGCATCTTGGTAGCGGTTGGGTTGCTGTGGCCATGACGCCCGTCCAGTGCCGCGCCGGCCGCGCGCTGCTCGACTGGTCGCGCCCGCGGCTGGCTGAGGCCGCTGGCGTGTCGAGCAAGACGATCGACCGCTACGAGGGCGGCGAGAGCGTGGACGATGCGACGGTGGAGAAGCTGGCCGGTGCGCTGCGTGAGGCTGGTGTGGTGATCGGGCGGATGACGGTGGGGCTGAAGGGATGAGCGACGAATGGCGCGCGGTGAGTCAAGCGGAGTGGATGGATTTCGTAAAGAGTCGTCCTGACCTGCGGCACGACTTCAACACGGCGGGCGAGCCGGTGTCGGACAATTACATCGACGCTGCCAACGTGTCGCAGGCGCGGCACTGGTGGGAGAGCTATGGGCCGGAGGAGTGGCTGATCCGGGTTGGCGCGGAGCCGGGGCCGAAGCGGGCGCCGGCGATGAAGCTGGCAGAGCTGATGCAGCCTGGCGCAGATCCTCGCGTTTCATACCCGCGGCGAGCGGACGCCGAGCCCATCACGAAATTGCCCGACGGCCTGAAGCCGATGCATATGTGGCTCGCAAGCCGGACCAGCATCATGATTTTTGCAACACGCGATTTTGGCGATCCTGTGCTGGCCGAATGGGACGGCAAGGAATGGCGGCTCGGCGAAGTGGGGTTCAAGACATGACCGCCGCATCCTTCTACCTGCACGTCCTCGCGACACTGGCGATCTTTGGGCTTATCGTGGTGGGGTCGAAGGGGATGAAGTGGTGAGGGGGCGTGCGATGGAGGGGGACAAGCCGTTCGCGGCGTGGCTGGCGCTGTTCTGCGTGTCGCTTCTGGCGACGATGGCGGCAGCGGTGCTGGTGGTTAAGACCGTGCTGTTCTGGCTGGACTGATGCTGCTCAAGGCGCCGGTCCTGCCGGATGAGGTTGTCGCGCGGCTGAAGCCAAACGAGGCGGCCGAGTACCTGAAGGCGCTGGAGGCGGTCGCGCAGAGCAACCGGGAAAACAAGTTCTACGGGATGTTTCCTAATGAGGGTCCGTTCCGCCGCGAGCTGTATCCCAAGCACGTCCAGTTTTTCCGCCTCGGCGCCATTCACCGCGAGCGCCTGTTCATGGCCGGCAACCGCGTCGGCAAGAGTCAGGGCGGCATGTTCGAGGCGACGGCGCACCTGACCGGCTGCTATCCGGACTGGTGGGAGGGGCGGCGCTTCGACAAGCCGATCCGTGCGTGGGTGGCGGGCAAGGACACGACGACGACGCGCGACATCCTGCTGACCGGGCTGTTTGGCGAGATCATCTCCAATCCGAACGGCACGAAGTCCATGGACGGCATGGGCATGGTGCCGAAGCGGATGATCGGTGCGATTACCTGGCGGCGCGGCATCGACCTGATCGACCGGGCGAGGGTGCGGCATTTTGACGCAAAGGGGAATTTCGACGGCTGGTCGAAGGTCGGGTTTAAGAGCTACGAGATGGGCCGCGGCAGTTTCGAGGGCACCGAGCAGGAGATGGTGCTGCTGGATGAGGAGCCGCCGGAGGATGTCTATTCGGAGTGCCTGGTCCGCACGATGACGACGGGCGGGATCGTGATGGTTCTGTTCACGCCGATGGCGGGCCTCAGCAACGTGGTCAAGTCGTTCATGGGGGACGGCAGCGCCATGGCGGACGAGCGGCTGGCGTTCGACCCGGACATTGAGTGAGCGTGCGTAACCATACGGAAGCAGCAGCCTATCCGATTTTGGGGTAAGTATTATCCCTAGGGGGATAGGCGGATGAGCATTTGGGGGCATATGGCCTGGTACTTTGGCGGCGTGGCGGCTGCGATGGGGCTGGCGAGCATTCTGACGAGGTTTTGGAAATGACCAAGGCGCTCGTGATGGCGAGCTGGGACGATGTTCCCCACCTCACGGAAGCGGACAAGAAAGACCTGCTGGAGGGCATCCCGGAATATCAGCGGGATGCGCGGTCGAAGGGCATTCCGACGCTGGGCGCCGGCGCGATCTACGCGGTGCCGGAATCGGACCTTCGAGTCGAGCCGTTCAAGATCCCGGTTTACTGGCCGCGCGGCTATGCGCTGGACGTGGGCTGGAACGTGACGGCCGGCCTGTTCGGTGCGCACGACCGGGAGACGGACACGCTCTATCTGTATGAGGAGGTGTACGCCAAGCAGCGCGAGCCGGTGTTTGTCGCCGATGCGATCCGGCGCCGCGGCGGGTGGATGCACGGGGTGATCGACCCGGCGGCGCGCGGTCGCGGCCAGAAGGACGGTGAGCAACTGCTTCAGGTGTACCGCGATCTCGGGCTGACGGTGACGCCTGCGGTGAACGCTGTCGAGGCTGGCATCTATGAGGTGTGGTCGCGGATGGGCAGCGGGCGGCTGAAGGTGTTTTCGACCTTGGTGAACTGGTGGTCGGAGTTTCGCGTCTATCACCGCGACGAGAAGGGCAACATCGTCAAGAAGGCTGACCATTTAATGGACAGCACAAAATATCTCTGCGTGTCCGGCATCCCGCTGATGATGACCAAGCCCGCCGGCGCTGTTGGTGCGCGCGCCGATGTCGGCGACTATGACCCGTTGACGGCGAATTAAAAAACCCCGGCACGAATGCCGGGGCAAGGATGCGCTTAGCCACAAGGCGCTCAACATGCTCCCATTGCCGCTTCGGCGCAAGCGCGGTATAGAGGCGGGAGCGTTATGTTGTAACACGGGGGCAGGACGATGTGCTTTGGAGCGCGGAAGGCGCAGGCCGTAAACCCGCCGCCCGTGCCGCCACCGCCCCCTCCTCCGCCGACCCTGCCTGACTCGGGCATCCAGCAGGCGGGTGCCGACTATCGCAAGCGCATCAAGAACATCGGCTCCGACATGGGCGCGATCGTCAATTCGGGTGGCGCGGCGGGCCTTGTGACGCCTGCCAGCACGTCCGCGAAGATGACGCTCGGCGGATGAGCGCACTCCCTCCCTTTGTGATCCAGAACGCGCAAGTCGGGCAGCAGCCGCTCTATCTCGGCCAGGCCGGGTGGACGCCGTTGCGCTCGGCCGCGCTCTCGTTCCAGTCGCAGGACGACGGCGAGTCGTGGCTGACGGCGGCACGGCACGCGCACCGCGGACTGTTCACTGGGCCGGGCAGCGAGGCAAAGGTGTCGCATGTGCCCTATCAGCCGCGCGATGAGGCTGGCCGGATGGTGGCCGACTACGATCCGCTGACGCACGAGGGCTGACATGGCGCAGCGCCGGGGGGCAAGGGCGGTCGCGGTCAAGGAGACGACATCGGAAGCGGACGTTCCGCAGTCGGATGTGGACCTGCGCCGCAAGCTCGACCTGCGCATGACGCTGCTCGAAACGGTGCGCTGGTCGTGGTGGACCGAGTGGGTGACCATCGCCAACAACATCCTGCCGCGTGCGTCGCGCTTTCTGGAGAGCCCGAACGAGGGCACGCGCGGACGCCAAAAGAACAACCGCATCCTCGACAACACGGCGACCATTGCGGCCGACCGCTTCGGCGCCGGACTGATGGCGGGCATGGTGTCGCCAGCGCGGCCATGGTTTGCGCTCGGCATCTTCAATCAGAAGTTCGCCGACGGCAGCCCGGAGCAGATCTGGCTGCATGACCTGACCAAGCGGATGTACGCCATTTTCGCCGGGTCGAATTTCTACGTCTGCATGGGCGATCTCTGCACCGATCTCGGGGTGTTCGGGACCGGTGCCATGATGATGTACGAGGACTACGACGACATCATCCGCTGCTACCCGTTCGCCATCGGCCAGTATTACATGGCGGTGAACGAGCGGCTGGAGGTCGATACCCTGGCGCGCAAGTCGAGCTGGACCGTCGAGCAGATGGTCGGTGAGTTCGGCGTCGAGAACTGCTCCGATGAGGTGCAGCGGCTCTACAAGGACAACAACTGGGACACCGAGTTCATGGTGGCCCATCTCGTGTGCCCGAACGCGCAGCAGGTGTTGGGCAAGCTCGGCGCCGACGGGATGCCGTGGGTCGAATACTACTGGGAGTATGGCCGGGCGGCCGGACGCTTCCTGCGCCGCAAGGGCTTCAGCGACAAGCCGTTTGTCGGCGCACGCTGGAACGTGACCGGCAACGATCCCTATGGCCGCGGCTGTGGGCACGACGCGATCGGCGACGTGTTGCAGCTTCAGGTCGAGACAAAGCGCAAGGCGCAGCTCGTCGATAAGCTGGTCAATCCGCCGATGGTGGCGGACCCGTCGCTCAAGAATGAGCCGGCGACTTCGATCCCCGGCGGCGTGACGTATATCGCCAACCCGAACGGCATCGGCTTCAAGCCCGCCTACGAGGTGCATCCGCAGGGCTTGCAGGCGATCACGGCCGACCTGGAGGAAGTGAAAAAGCGCATCCGGGATGCGTTCTTCTACGACCTGTTCCTTCCGATTTCGCAGATCGACAAGGTGCATAGCGCGACGGACATCGCGATCCGCAACAACGAAAAGATGCTGATGCTCGGCCCGGCGCTGGAGCGCGAGAATGGCGAGGTGCTGACGGTCGCGGTGATGCGGCTCTACGGCATCATGGTGCGCAACAAGATGCTGCCGCAGCCGATCCCGCCATCGCTTCAGGGCAAGGCGCTGAAGGTGGATTTCGTGTCGGTTCTGGCGCAAGCGCAGAAGGCGACGGCGACCACGGGCATCGAGCGGCTGCTCGGGTTTGTCGGCAACATTGTGCCGGTGGTGCCGGGCGCGATCGACAAGATCAATTCCGATGAGGCGATCAACGAATACGCCGACGCGCTGGGCGTGAGCCCGAAGATCCTGCGCAGCGACGACGACGTGGCTGTGATGCGAGCGCAGGCGGCGCAGCAAAAGAACGCGCAGATGGCGCTCCAGGCTGGCACGGAAGCGGCGAACGCGGGCAAGGTGCTGAGCGAGACGCAGACCGGCGCCGGGCAGAACGCGCTTCAGCAGATCCTTGGCCGATGAGCGATCCAGAATACGACATTGATCCTTCGACGCGCTTTGGCCGGTTCGCGCAAGGCGTGATCCGCGGCGGCACGCTGGAGGAGGAGTTCGCGCTGGATGAGGCTGAGCAGTCAGCGCCGATGCCGCAGCCCAAGACGCTCTGGCAGAGGATCAAATGGCTGCTCGGGTTCTAACCGACGGCGTGTCGTGTCCGATCTGCGGCGAGGGTGTTTGCGAACACACCGAAGCCGAGAAATTGCGTGCCGAGGCTTCCGACACACAACCACTAGCGCAAACCGAAGCGTTACATTATAACGCTGGTGACAGCGCCTCGGTTGGGCGTCGGTCGCGAAAGTCGAAAGCCAAAGCCGCAAGCGAGGTGGACGACCTGAAGTGGCAGATGTCGAGCGAGGCCGGGCGGCGCCAGATGTGGCGTTTGCTGGGGGCGACGGGGATCTTTCGGGGACGTATGGCAGACGCCGGGGGACATGCTGACGGAATGCGCGTCGCGCTTGCGATGGCGTTCGCTGACGGCGCGGCCAATGTCGGTCTGCCCTATTTCACGAATCTGATGGCGCATTGCGCGGCCGAGTACGCGCTGATGGCCAAGGAGAATGCAGCCAATGGCTGATGTGGTCGCAGCGGGGGCTGAGGCGGCGGAAGCGGGCGCGGTGGCCGGGGCTGGCGCTGCGCCTGCAACTGCTGAGCTGAAGTCGCCGCTCGCTACCGCGACGGTCGAAGCTGGCGCGAGCGATACGCCGCCGGCCGATGGCGCGAAGCCGGAAGCTGCCGCGACCGAAGCCAAGCCGGAGGCGGCTGCGGCGGAAACGCCGGAAGCCAAGGCCGAGCGTGAGGCGGCCGACGCGGCGGCGAAGGAAACGGCCAAGGCCGACCTGCTCAAGACGTATGACGGGCTGAAGCTGCCCGAAGGAATCGACGCCGGCCAGCCGGTGATGACCGAGCTGAAGGACTGGGCGGCAGGCCGCGGACTGGATGCGGAAGGGCTTCAGGGCCTGACCGATGTTTTCGCGCCGAAGATCGCCGAAATGGTGAACGCGCCCTACAAGGCGTGGGCCGACCAGGTTGAAGCTTGGGTGGGCGAGGTCAAGGCGCATCCCGAGATCGGCGGCCCGAAGATGCAGCAGAATCTCGGCATGGCGGCGCGAGCAATCGACGCCGTGATGGGCGAACAGGCGCAGTCGTTCCGGCAAATGCTGGACACAACGGGTGCAGGCTACAATCCGCAGATGGCGCTCTTTCTGGTGCGCCTCGGCAAGCAGACCGCGGAAGGCAAGCCGGTAATCGGCGGCAAGCCCGCGAAACAACCTTCGGCGGCTGACTATTATCCGTCGATGCAGTCGAAGACGGCCTAGGGGGGGGAAACCAATGGCACTGATCGGGGCGCTCGCTCTCACTTACGCCGACTGGGCCAAGCGCCACGAAGGCGATGGCAAGATCTCGATGATTATCGAGCTTTTGTCGCAGACCAACGACGTTCTCGATGACATGCTTGTCGTCGAGGCGAATGGCACGACCGGCCACGTCACCACGGTTCGCACGGGCATCCCGTCCGCGACGTGGCGCCTGCTGAACTACGGCGTGCCGACGGCCAAGTCCACCACGGCCAAGATCACCGACTCGATCGGTATGCTGGAGACGTACTCGGTTGTCGATCGCGCGCTGGCCGATCTGAACGGCAACGCGCCGGAGTTCCGCCTGTCCGAAGACATGGCCTTCCTCGAAGGCATGACGCAGCAGATGGCGTCCACCGTGTTCTACGGGAATACGGCGGTGAACCCCGAGCGGTTCATGGGCCTCGCGCCGCGCTACAACACCGTTTCGACTTCGACCGCGCTCTCGGCGGCGAACGTCATCGACTGCCAGGGCACCGGATCGGCCAACACCTCCATGTGGATGGTGACGTGGGGACCGCGCACCTGCCACGGCATCTTCCCGAAGGGCGGCATGTCCGGCTTCCGCATGGAAGACAAGGGCACCTACACGCCGGCGACCGACGTGAACAACAACCGCTACGAGGCGTACACGACCCACTTCAAGTGGGACAACGGCCTCAGCGTCCGCGACTGGCGCTACATCGTGCGCATGTGCAACATCGACGTGACCACGCTCTCGGGCGCGACCCCGCCGAACCTGATCACTGCGCTGATCCGTGCCGTCCATCGTCTGCCGACCCAGCCTCCGGGCGTGGGCACCGAGCAGAAGACGGATGCGCCGAACGGCGGCCAGACCAACAACGGCCGTCTCGGCATCTACTGCAACCGCACGATCCGCACCTATCTGGACATCCAGGCGGTGAACAAGGTGAACGTGCTGCTGAACTTCGATGAGTGGGACGGCAAGCCGATCACCACTTTCCGCGGCGTGCCGATCCGCACCTGCGACGCGCTGCTGAACACCGAAGCCCGGATCATCTGAGCGGGTCGGAAGGGGGGAAATCACATGACCATTCTCGACAAGCTGCTTGAGTTCGATCCGACGGGCACGGCGCTGACCACCACGGCGGACTCGACCAACCGCCTCGACCTCGGCGCCAATCGCGATCTCGGCGTCGATGGCCAGACGCTCGATGTGCTGGTGCAGATCATCACCTCGCTGACCGGCGGCACTTCGCTTCAGGTCGCCATCCAGGGTGCGCCCGACAACGGCTCCGGCGCGGAAGGCACCTATGTCACGCTGGTCCAGACGCCGGCGATCGTTACGGCTCGCCTTCTGGCAGGCCGCGAACTGCTGCGCGTGCCACTTCCCTATCTCCAGGACGCCGGCGCGGACTCCAACAAGCCGTACCGCTTCCTGAAGATCGTCTATACGATCGTCGGCACCTACGGCGCGGGCACGATCTATGCGGGTCTGATCTCGCACACCGGACGCCAGAACAACTACAGCTACACGTCCGGCTTCACCGTCACCAACTGAGGAAGGCACCGCGTCATGCTGTTTCGGGTCAGCCAGATTTCGTACCTCCAGCTTCCTGTCGGGCCGGGCGGGATGATGGTGGATACGTTCGTGGACCCGGATGTGGCGCGCGTGCCGGACGATCCCAAGACGAAGGGCGAGTTCGAGCTTGCCCCTCGCCGCAAGCGCGTGGGCGAGGAAGATCCGCGCGAGTGCTATGACGTTCCCGGCCCGCACTGGGAGCCTGTGGACGCGGAAGCCAAGGATCTCTGCAAGTACCGCTCCGTCGCCTATACCGGCATCGTGCCGGATGTGGTCGAGGATCTGGCCAAGCAGATGGAAGCCGCGCAGAAAAAGGCCGAGCGCGAGGAACAAAACGCCTCGATCGAGGCGATGGGCAAGAGCATCGGGGCCGGCATCGCCGCGGCGATGGCTGCGGCTGTTGGAAATCAGCAGGGTGGCCGCAAGGCTGCCTGAAGGGGGACACCATGAAGACGTTTATTGCCAGCCTTGTTGGCGTGTTCGCGGTCGCCTTTATGGCGATCCTTGCTTCGGTCCCGGCCGGCGCGCAGGTCACGGTGGCACCGCAGGGTGGCGTGACGGGCATCATCGCGATTCCGCAGGGCGGTTCGACGCCGTACAAGTATTTCTCCGCGGCGACCAACAATTCCACGTCGGTCATCGCCGGTTCACACACGATCTATCTGGTGCGCGGGTTTTCGACCAACGCCACGGCGGCATATCTGAAGCTCTACGACAAGGCGACGGCGCCGACCTGCGGCACCGATACGCCCGGTGTGGTCGTGCCGCTGATCCAGAACGTCGCCTCCACGATCGAGCCGGCGGCCGGTATCGCGTTTTCGTCCGGCGTGGGCTTTTGCATCGTCGCCAACCAGGCAGACAACGACAACACGTCGGCGACGACCGGCATCACGGTGCAGTTGCTCTACAAGTAACGCGCGCCTCGCGCGTCGGGGGATAGCGCATGGCTAATTCCGCATATCCGCTGCTGAACCCGACCGGGATCAACAACGGGACGCTGCCCCAGTCATGGGGCATCCTGCTGGTCGATAACGGCGACACGCCGACGACCTATTCGTTCGCCGTGAGCCCAAGCGGTTCCGGCTATGCGACGCCTGCGAACGAGTGGGCGTATGCGGCGGCGGCAAGCGGCATCAGCAACACCACCACGGCGGTCACGGTCAAGACGGCCGGGGCGGCGGGCATCCGCAACTACGTGACGGCGATCGACCTGTCCTGGTCGGCGCTGACCACGGGCACCGAAATCGCGTTGCGCGACGGGGCGTCGGGCACGGTCATCTGGCGGCAGAACCTGATCGCTGGCGCGGCCGGCGACCGGGCGATCACTTTCCCCAACCCGCTTCGGGGCACGGCGGCAACGCTGCTGGAGTTCGTCACGATCACGGCGACCGGCGCGAGTGGCGCGGTCTATGTCAACGTCCACGGCTATCAGGCGGCGTAGGGAGGCGACGATGAAGATCAAGCACGGCGCCAAGACCAAGACCGGCTACGAGCATGAGACGACCATCTCGGTCGTGTCGAAGGAGCATGTCGCGCGGGAAGGCACGCCGGGCTACTGGCTGGTGGCCATGCAGGCGGACGGCACGGCTGGGCATCTGCGCAGCACCGAAGTCATCGCCGGCGGCGCGGACATGACAGAGGCCGACGTGAAGGCCGAGATCGCCAAGCGGCTTGGTCTGAAGGGATAGGGCGATGGCCTATTACGGCGCACCCGCGCAGCTTGTCGCGTACTACATCCAAGCCTCCAAGACCTATGACGCCTCTTTCGCCGGGGCGAATGTCCATCGCTCGCACTCGGCGAACATGTCCGATGTTCTGCCAGCGGCGTCATCGGTCGGGAGTTCGTTCTTCCTCTCCATCCACAATGACACGACCGCAAAGAACCTTGTCCTCTCGGTTGCGTCATCGGGCTTTATCGACGGGCTATCGAGCCTCACGATCTATCCCGGCCAGACGCGCCTGCTTCGCTCGACCGGCGCGACATGGATCACAGATCCCGGCGCGGTGCAGCTCGGGCCGTTCCTCTATAGCTTCAATGCAGACGCCCTGACGGCCCGCTCCACCAACGGCTGCACGTTCGGGACATTTTCGAGCGCAACCTACTTCCGCACTCTCACGGTCGCGATATTCGACAACGCGACGGAGCAGGGCGGGTGCGGACACTTCACCCTCCCCAACGCCTATGACGGCGGGCCAATCGGGGTTCGCTTCCATCATGTCGAGACGGCGGGCTCGGCGGGCGATGGCCTCACCTGGGGCATCTCCGGGGCCTGCATTGCGGATGGGGCGAGTCTGGACGTTGCCTACGGGTCGCTGCTCGGCATCGCGGAAGTCGTTCCTGCGCTGAACGTCGAGCAGATTTCGGCTTACGACAACTTCACGCCCTCCAATGCCGCAGCGGGGACAAGCCTCTATTTCGAGGTCAAGCGCCTTGTGCCGGGTGGCTCTCACGCGAACCCCGCGAAGCTGATCCGTATCGACTTCCTCATCAACCTTGTTCGCCCGAACGACAACCCATGATCGGGGGACTGGTCGGGCGCGCCAATCTTCATCGCGGGTCGGGCGGTGGCTTTGCCGCCTACACGCAGCAGTTCGATTCCGGCTCCGGCTCGGTGGTTGTGCCCACGGGCGCAACCTCCTGCCTCGCTACCCTCTGGGGCGCTGGTGGGGGCGGAGGACGCTCCTCGGCCAATCTCTCGCATGGCGGGGGAGGCGGAGGCTACTCGCAGCGCACCATCAACGTCTCAGCCGACAACGGCGAGACCATGACGTGGGCGGTCGGCTCAGCGGGCGCGGGCAAGACGGGCGACATTCTCGTCGCTGCCGGGCAGACCTATTCGGCACTGACGGCTGCCAATCTCGGCTTCAACCTCACCACGACTGCGGTAGCGGCGGGCGTCCGCACGCTGGACACGGTGTTTCTCAGCCTCACGACCGGGCAGGGCGCAGCCGCGACGGCCGATCTCTACATTGGCGGGTACGTGCTGTCCTAGCCGCTCGCCGCGCCTGTGTTATAGAGTAACGGGCGGGGGCCGACATGGACGTTACGCAGATCTACAACATGACGCTGCAAGCCATTGGGGTGCAGCAGCCTGTTTCGTCGCCGACCGAGCCGACGCCGGGCGCGAACGCCATTTCGACTGTGTACGATCAAACCCTGCGCGAGCTGCTGCGCAAGTATAACTGGGGCTTTGCCCGCTACCAGGCGGCGCTTTCGGTGCTGAAGGCCGCGCAGGGCACGCCGGAAAACCCGACCGGGACGACGCTGCCGATTCCGCCCGTGCCGTGGGCCTACGAATACGCCTATCCGTCGGACTGCGCGGCGCCGCGTGCGATCGTGCCGATCATCGCCGGGCTCGAGACGACCACGGTGCCGATCTTCTCGAGCGGCCAGTCGCAGCCGGCCTACACGCAGGTATCCAACATCCGCTATGTGGTGGCGTCGGACAACGACACGGCGACGCCGGCCAACAAGATCAGGGTGATCCTGAGCAACTGGCAGGACGCGATCCTCGTCTATACGCGCTACATCACCGAGCCCAACCTGTTCGATGACCAGTTCGTCACGGCGCTGGTCGGGCGGCTGGCGGCCAAGGTCGTGTTCGTCCTCTCGGGCGACAAGACGCTGGCCAAGATGGCGATGGACGCCGGTAAGCAGGCCGAGATCGAGGCTGAGGAGAGCGACGGCCAGGAGGGCATTCAGGTGCAGGACACCAACCCTGACTGGCTGGGCGTGCGCGGCTGGATCGACCCGACGGAAAGCGACGTGTTTAGCGGCAACGGCGTCACCACGGACCTGATCTGATGGGCGACCGCGGCTGGCTGATCCAACCGAGCTTCGCGGCGGGCGAGCTGGCCCCGTCGGTGCAGGGCCGCGTCGATCTGGCGAAGTACCGCGTCGGTGCGGCCGAGATGACCAATTTCTTCTCGCTGCACTACGGCGGGGCCGCAACGCGCGCCGGGACGCAGGCGATCATGCGGTCCAAGCAGCAGTACGCGAGCAACCCGCGCCCTCGCCTGATCCCGTTCATCTATTCGACCGTCCAAGCCTATGTGCTGGAGTTCGGCGACCAGTGGATGCGCGTGCTGATGAACGGCGGCTATGTGCTGGAGCCTGCCAAGCTGGTCAATTCCATCTCCAACACCGATCCCGCGACGTTCAACGTGACGGCGCACGGCTATGTGTTCGGCGACTGGCTGTGGGTCACCGGCGCGCTCGGCATGACGCAGGCCAACACGTCACCGGGCAAGGTCTGGATCGTCAACAACGTGCCGACGGCGGACACGTTTCAGGTGGTCGATCTGGATGGCGTGCCGTTCAATGCGGCGGCACTGCCTGCCTTCCTCGGCGGGGCCATCGTCGCGCGGGTTTTCACGCTGCCGACACCGTATCTGGCGGCCGATCTGGCGCTGCTGAAATACGTGCAGAACGCCGATACGCTGACCATCACCCATCCGAGCTATGCGCCGGCGGACCTGACGCGCACGGCGCATTACGTCTGGACGCTGACGACCACGACGTTCGCTGCGGAGGTGCAGCCGCCGTTGTTTGTCGGGGCGGCGTCGGTGAACGATCCGCTGCAAACGTCGGTGTCGATCTCTGCGATCACGAATGCCAATCCCGGCGTCATCACGACGGCGCTGGCGCACGGCTTCAACGTGAACGATCCGGTCTATATCTACGGCTGCCTGGGGATGACGCAGATCAACTCCAGTGGCGGGCGGCTCTACAAGGTGCGGGCGGTGGGCTCGCCGACGACGTTCACGCTGAACGACCTGAACAGCGGCGGCGGCAACCAGATCGACACGACCAGCTATGGCGTTTACACGACCGGCGGCCTGGTTGGGCGGTACTTCGGCGCCGTCGATCCGCAGCAGCTCGTCTATGATTATGTCGTGACCTCGGTGGTGGACTCGCCGTTCGAGGAAAGCGTCGCCTCGGGCGTCGGCGAGTGCTTCAACGCGGCGCTGAACCAAGACAGCGGCGTCGGCAACCAGGTGACGTGGGCCGCGCCTGCGACCGGCCCCGCGCCGAACCGCTACTACATCTATCGCTCCAACCCCACGCATTACGGCATCACGCCGACGCAGACGTTCGGCTATATCGGCCAGAGCGAGACGACCAGCTTTCTCGACAGCAACATCGCGCCGGACTTCACGCGCTCGCCGCCGCTCGCGACAAATCCGTTCGCGGGTGGCGTGAACCCGTCCTGCGCCACCTATTTCGACGCGCGCCGAGTCTATGCCGCGCCGACTTCGCAGCCGCAGACCATCTACGGCACGGTGATCGGCAACTACAACAACATGGACGTGCGCTCGCCCGTGCAAGAGGACGATGCGTTCACGTTCGAACTGGCAAGCCGCCAGGTCAACGCGATCAAGCATATGGTCCCGTCCGAGCGGCTGCTGGCCTTCACGTCGGGCGGCGTTTGGGCGATCCGGCCGGGCAGCAATTCGGACACGATCACGCCGCTTTCGATCAATGCCAAGCCGCAGACGTTCAACGGCACGGCGGACCAGCCGGCGCCGCTCTCGATCAACGCAGACCTGCTCTATGTGCAGGCGCGCGGCGGCAAGGTGCGCGACATCGCCTACAATTTCTACAACAACATCTTCTCCGGCAACGACGTGTCGGTGCTGTCGAGCCACTTCTTCTACGGCTACACGATCACCGACTGGTGCTATTGCGAGGAGCCGTTCTATCAGGTGCTTGCGTGCCGGAACGACGGCGCGATGCTGTGCTTCACCTATCTGAAGGAGCAGGACGTTTACGCATGGTCGCGCTACGTCTCGCTCGGCGTGTCGGGCACCGATCGCATTGTGTCGTGCGCCTCGATCCCGGAAGCCAATGAGGATGTCTGCTACGTCACGGTGGCGCGGACGATTCCCGGTGCCGGGTATGGCAACGAGCTGTATTTCACCGAACGCTTTTCCAGCCGCAATTTCCTCGTCAACGGCGTGGCCGATGTCCGGCTGGCATGGTGCCTCGATTCCGCACTGCGCTATGACGGCGTTTCGACGACCTCGATCACGGGACTCGATCATCTGAACGGCGCGTCGGTGATGTGCTTGGCGGACGGGTCGGTGCAGGGGCCGTTTACGGTGGCGGGCGGGGCGATCACGCTGACCAACGCGGCGTCCTTTGTGCTGACCGGTCTCGCCTATGAATGCGCGCTCCAGATGCTCCCGATCGACACGGGCGAGCCGACGACGCAGGGCAAGCGCAAGAAGATCTCCAGCCTGTCGGTGCTGGTCGAGAACACGCGCGGGCTCGAATATGCGACGATGAACAAGAACGTGGACGACACCTATTCGCCGGGCACCTATGCGCAGTTTGCCGAGCGGACGACGGAGGCGATGGGCTCGCCGGTCCCGCTGTTCACGGGGATGCGGCAGGGTGTCGCATACTCCAGTTGGGCCGCCCGCGGCGCGGTGCGCTTCCGGCAGACCAATCCGCTGCCGGCGACTGTGCTGGCGGTGATCCCGGTGGTAACGCTGGGCGATGACAATTGAGCTTCGCGAGCCGACGGACGCCGACCTGATCTGGCTGGCGGACCATTTGCGCGCCGCCGACATTGCCGAAGCAGAGGACTTTTCCGGGCAGGACGCGCTGACGGCGCTGCGGAAGTCCGTCGCCGTCTCGTCCGAATGCACCCTGGCGCTGGCCGATGGGGATCCGCTGCTGATCTTTGGGCTGGGCTATGGCGGCAGCCTGTTCTCCGACACGGCGAGGCCGTGGATGGTGGGGACAGACGCAATCCCGTGTTATAGAGTAACACTGCACCGGACGGCCTCGCGGCTGGTCCGGCGCTGGCGGGGTGAGCGGGGGCTGCTGGAAAACTGGGTGGATGCCCGGCACGCGGTGAGCATCGGCTGGCTCAAGCGGCTGGGGTTCGTTCTGGACGATCCGGTGCCCGCGGGGCCGAAGCGGCTGCCGGCGCATCGGTTTGAGATGAAGGGGGCCTAGGGGATGTGCTTCGCAATAGCGCCGGTTCTGGCCGCGGTGTCGCTCGCGACGACGGTGGCCTCGGGCGTGGTCGGCTACATGGGCCAGCAGCAGCAGGGCGCGGCCGAGCAGGCACAGCTCAACTACAACGCGCAGGTGTCGCGCAACAACTCGGTCCTTCGCCAGCAGGACGCCACGCGCATCGCCCAGGAAGGCGAGGTGGCGGCACAGAAGCAGCAGCAGGAGCGGGCGCAGGCGGTGGCGCGCGCTCGGGCGAGCGCCGCGGCGTCGGGGGTCGATCCCAATTCCGGCTCGCCGCTGGACGTGCAGGCGGACCTGACCAAGATCGGCAAGCTGGATGAGGACACGACGCGCTACAACGCGCTGGTGAACCGCCGGAACGCGCTGATCGAAAGCGACAATCTGGCCAGCCAGTCGCAGCTTTTGACGGCTGAATCGGCGAACGTGAAAAAGGCGACGCGGCTGGCGGGCTACTCCTCGCTGCTCTCGACGGCTTCCAGCTTCGGCGACAAGTTCATGGCTTTCCAGAAAGACGGCGTGTTCGGCTGATGGCCACGATCCCGACGCAAGGGGTTCTCCCCAATTCCCCGCTGACGGCGCTTCAGGCACCGGCGGGCTCGGCTGACGCCTTTGGCGGCGCCTCGGCGCGCGGGCTGTCGCAGCTTGCCGCGGCCGGGCAGCAGACGGCGGACGTGTTCGCCAAGAACGCGCTGGTGGCGCAGGACGAGCAGAACACGATCGACTTCAACCAGGCCGACACGGAATACGCCAAGGCGATCCAGAACCTCGGTTTCGGGCCGGACGGGTATTTCGCCAAGGAAGGGCAGGCCGCCGTCGATGGCTACGGCAATGTCATCGACCAGGCCGGAAAGCTGAAGGACCAGGTTCTCGCCAAGGCACCGAATGACCGGGTGCGCCAGATGCTCGCCCGCGCGCTCGACCAGCGCGAATTGGGCTTTCAGGACGGCGCGGCGCGGTTCGTCACTGAGAAGCGCAAGGATCTGCTGATCTCGACGGCGGAAGCGCGGAAAGACCAAGCCGGTGAGGATGCGGCCGACAACTGGAACAATGAGGCCAAGTTTCGGGAGAGCCTGCAAGTCGCCGTCAGCGAGGCGCAGAACCTCGCCGACATCAAGGGCATGTCGCCGGAAGCGCGGGCGGTATTCGTCCGCGACACCGTGTCGCAGATCACGTCGATGCGGCTGGAGCGGATGGCGCAGACTGATCCGGGGTCGGTGCTGTCCTATATCAATTCGGATGCTGGCAAGGCGGCGCTGAACGCCAAGGACACCGAAGGGCTGCTTCGGTTCGCGACGGCCCAGCAGGAGCATTTCGAGGCGCAGGCGCGTCAGGCGCAAAACGAGGCTGAAGCGGCGCAGGCCAAGGCGCAGAACGCGCTGCTTATTCAGAAGCAGAACGACATTGCGCAACTCACCATCGACTTGAACAACGCGCAGAACGCGGGTGACATTGCCGGTATCCAGAAGGCGAAGGATGGGCTGTATGCGATCGGCGGCCAGATCGGAATGCGCTATGTGGACGCGCCGATCCGCGGCGCCGACGATGCGCTGGCCAAGGTGTCGGCGGCAAATGTCGAGCATTCCCGCATCATCGAGGGCATTGCCAGCGGCGGCTTGGACCCGACGGACGAAAAGAACAAGAAGGGCGTCGATCAGGTATTCGTGCAGGACATCCTGCCGACTCTGACCGGGACGCCAGCGCAGCAGGCGAGCCAGATCGCGTCGTTCGTTTTCAAGTCTGGCGTGGTCCCGCCGGCGCTGGCTTCCAGCGTGACCGGCTCGCTGACCAGCGGCGGACCGTCTTCCAAGCTGGCCAGCGCGCAAATCTATGGCGCGATCCGCTCGGTCAATCCCGAACTGGCCAACCAGTTTCCGGCCGATACGCGCCGCATGGCCGACCTGATCCTGACCGCGCAGGAGCATGGCGCCGAAGATCCGGTAAAGTGGGCGAGCGACATGCTTCAGGGCACGCCGACTGAGCGGGACGCGCGCGAAAAGTCCTTCAGCCAAGCGATGAACGAAAGCGATCCGTCGGGCCTCAAGAAGTGGACGGAAAGCCAGAAGGTCGATGGTGCGCCGCTCTCCTACGAGGCGCAGCAGGATTTGACCGATCTCGTGAAGCGCGAGCTGATCGCCGGGATGCCGCTGGACCGGGCGCAGGCGCAGGCGCTCCAGTTGATCCAGGGCAAGTACGGCGCGACGCAGGTGGCGACCAAGCCCGGCTATTTCTCGAACTATACCGATGTCATGGCCTATCCGCCGGAGAAGTTCTACGGGCTGCCGAGCATGAGCCAGAGCGAGAATGCGAGTTGGATGCGCGACCAGCTGGAGGCCGACGTGGGCAAGGTTCTTGCTGGCGGTCTGGCGGGCGATGAGTCGCTGAGCGGGCGGCTGGCGCTGATGCGCGACCCGACGACCACGCGCTCCGATGGGCTGCCCACGTATGTCGTGTCGCTGAAGGGGCAAGATGGCGTCTGGCGCCCGCTGATCGGCGGCGATGGCAACCCGATGGCATGGCATCCTGACTGGGAAACCTCGCCCGCGAACCAGCGCCGTCTTGATGAGCAGAAGCGCAAGATCGAGCTTCTGGACAAGGTGCGCAAGGAAGGCGCTGGCGCGCTGTTCGATGAGCAGACGACGTTCGTAAAGAAGGGGCAGTAGATGCCTTTTCTCGCGCCCGAAGCAGCGGCAAACCCCGGCCCGGTGAGCGCCAACGGGATGGTCGAGCCGGGCAACATTGACCTTGCCCATCGCCCTGTCGTGAAAAACGCCGACGGCAGCATTAGCACTGTGCGCTCTGCCTCGTTTCAGGATGACAACGGCCGCGAGGTCTTGGTGCCGACTGTCAGTGATGACGGGCGCATCATGTCAAACGATGAGGCGTGGGCGAACTACGAAAAGACGGGAAAACATCTCGGCATCTTCAAGAATGCCGACGCTGCCGACGCCTACGCCCAAACGCTGCATGAGGCACAGGCAAAGTTCTACGGTGCAGATCGAGCGCCCCCTAACAGTCTGATCGCCGCGCCGACGGGCCGCGCGCCGGACCTTGAGACGGGCACCGATTACTCGCTCGGGCAGGAAGCCAACGCGGCGATCCGGGGCAGCTTTGTCGGGCGGCTAGGCGACTGGGCGGCTGAGGCGTGGCGCGCATCCGAGTTCGGCGACGTGCCGGGCTACGACCCCTACAAGGGCGATATTGCGGGCTATGAGGACTATGCCAGCGCGTTCGTGCATTCCGGCTCGCCGGGTGAGACGCAGGCGATCAAGACGCAGATCGACCGTCAGAACCACGCCAAAGAGGTAATCGGCGAGTCCGGCGTCCTCGGGCACGCCATGTCGTTTGCCGCGGCGCTCGTCGATCCGGTGAACCTGCTGCCGCTGGGCGGCATCCTGAAGGCCAAGTCGGTCGCTGAGGCGGCGCTGTCATCGGCGGCTGTCATCGGCGGCGGCACGGCGGCCGAGGAAGGGCTGCTGCCGGAAGCCTACCGGGACGAAACGCCGGGCGAAAAGGCGTTCAATGTCGGCGCGGCTACGGTGTTCGGCGGCCTGATGGGTGGTGCGCTGCGCTATTTCCACGGTGCGCCGGCGGAAGCTGCGGCCGATCTCGGCGACTCCCTGGCCGGAAGGCCGTCGCCCCGGTCGGGCACGGTTCTGGCCGACATCGACGGTCAGCCGCACGTCATCGACTTGGCTGGGGCTGCGGACGCCATGCGCGCGGCCAAGGAAGGTGGGTCGATCACTGGGTTCGATGAAACTGATCGTGACCTGGCGCATCCGCGAGCAACGCGCGCTGCTATCGAGCGAATGACGCAAGAGCAGGAGAAGCGGGCTGGGCTGCTCGGCGATGAGCAAAAGCTGACTCAATATGCTGCTGATCAAGGCATTTCCGCGCAGGAGATGCGCGATCTTCTGACGCAAAATCAGGCAAATGCCGAAATCGAACTCCAGCGTCTTCGCGAGTTTACGCAGACGCCTGAGTTTTTGAAGCGTGAGGCGGACGCCAAGGCAGCTGCGGCCTCGGTGGACTTCCGGGATGTTTCACATGAAACGGCGCCGGGCGAGCCGAGCAACGACAATGCGCTTGGCAGCGGCGCGGCTGGCAGCCTGTCCTCGGCGGCGGTGCGTAACCTGACGGGCAATGAACTGGCCTCGTCCTTCGGCCTGTCGCGCCTTCAGCGGGTGCCGCTCATGCGCTCGCCGATCATGCAGGTCATGTCGTCGGTAAGCAGCGTGGTGCGCGACGCGGGCGAGCGGCTGGCCGAACTGCCGTTTCTCCAGCGCAAGAACACGCTGGGCGAGAGCGCGCGGGCGACGGAACCGGCGGCGGAATCGCTCGCCCATGCCTGGCGCTTCGGGCAGTACGACGCCACCCGTGCCATCGCCGACATCTTCGCCGAGTACCGCACCGGCAAGCCGCCGGGGATGCTGACTGAGAGCAAGCTGTGGTGGCAGGACAAGCTGGGTCTGGCCAACCCGGAACACATGAAGGAGCAGGAATTTCAGGCCGCCGTCACCAAGGCCGGGCGCCGGGGTGATCGGGCGGATGAACTGAACATTCCCGATGCGGCCAAGCCGTTCGTCACGCGGGCGGCGCAGGAACAGCGCAAGCGGTTCTACGATCCGCTCCAGAAAGCCGCGATTGAGACGGCGGTGTTGCCGGAAGATGTGACGGTCAAGACCGCGCCGTCGTACATGCCGCGTAACTATCTGCACGACAAGATCATCGCCCAGCGCAACTATGACCCGAATGGTGGGGGTGGCTTTGAGGGCATCGTCGTCAACGGCCTCCAGCGCGTGCAGGCGACTGCGGCGGCTGATTACGAGGCGGCGCTGGCCAAGACGCGCGAGCTGGCCGACAAGATCGACATCCTGCGCGACAAGATCAAGAATTTCGACGGTTCCGACCGGGCCAAGCTGAGCCGGGACTTGCAGAAGGCGCGCAAGGATTTCGCCAAGTCGCAGCGGGTTCTGGATGAGGCGACGCGGAAGGCCGATCTGTTGGATGCGCGCGGGCTGGGCAGCGATGAGGCCAAGCGCGAAGTCCCGCAATGGCTGACCAAGGAACTGTCCGACATTCGCGCCGGCCGTTCGCCCAAGCCGCCGATGTCGCTGACCAGTTTCGTGATCGGCGAGGGTGGCATCAAGACGCGCGACGCGCTGGGCAACCGGCTGGACCTGGCGGGCGAGGTTGAGCGGCTGCGTGACAGCCACCGCCGCCCCGGCTTTGCGATCACCAATCCAGAGAAGGGCCGCACGCTGGACGACATGACCCTGCTGGCGTGGGAGAATGGCTTTATCGGCACGCCGGGCGGTGAGCGGCCGGAAATCAGCGATTTGCTGGAGGCACTGGACCGGGACGCCACCGGCAAGAAGGTCTATTCGGCGCTGGAGGAAGACAAGGTTGGCGCGGTCGAGGCGCGCAACTCGCTGGTCGAGCAGATGGACCGGCTGGGCCTAAGCGTTGACGGTGCGCCTCCCGTGAAGGACGGGTATGTGCGCCTCTATCACGGTGGAGCGGACACGCCGACGGGCAAGCGGTTTGTGTCGGCCGAGCGTTCTTATGCCGAAGGATACGCCAATAAGTCCGGGGCTGCGGGTAAGGTTTATTACATCGACCTTCCCAAGGATGAGGCGGTTCGTCTGCGTGCATGGGACGACATCAACGATGTTGGCCAGAATGCCGAACTGCCTGCTGAGTATGCGGGCAAGTTTAAGGAGGCGCGGCAAAAGGGCATGTCCGACGCCGAGATTGCCGACGCGCTCGCCATCGACGTGAAGGGCATGGCGAAGGAGAAGATCGACGCGCTGGTGTCCAAGGCGAAGGCCGAACAGAAGGCGGCGAGCGAGAAGGTCAACGAGCGGCTGGACGCGCTGCACGCCTATGGCACCAAGGACGCGCTCTACAAGGCCAAGGCGAAGGCCGACTATCAGTACGAGTTGGCCAACAACAAGGTCGATGCGCTGCAATTCCTGAACAGCGCCGATGAGAACGACCTGAAGGACATTGCCCGGCAGATCACCGACAACATTCTCGGCCATACGGACTCGCTGGGCGCGCTGCCGAAGGGGCTGGTGAGCAATGCGCGCGGCTCGCTCGCCCCGCGCCTGCTGACGTTCGTGAAGGACACCGAGCTTGAGCCGTACCTGAACAACAACGCCGACGACCTCATGCGCCGGCTGGCGCACCAGGTGGGTGCCGACATCGAGATTGCGCGCCAGTTCGGGCGGCCGGACATGAAAAACGTGCTGGAGTCGATCCGGGAGGATTACGCCATCCGCCGCGAGCGCATCAGCGGGTCTAACAGCATGGAGCCGCGCGACAAGGAAAAGGCGCTGGCGAGGCTGGAGCAGCAGGAGCAGCAGGACATCCAAAACCTCGGCGACATGCGCGATCGCATCCGGGGCACCTATGGCATTCCCAAGGATCCGGGCAACATGGGCTGGCGAGCGCTGCGGATCACCAAGCAGTTGAACCATCTGGCCATGATGGGTGGGGCCGCGCTGCCCTCCTCGGTGTCGGACGCCGGCCGCGTGATCTTCGAGCACGGCATCACCCGGTTCTTCGGCGATGGCCTCGTGCCGTTTGTGAAGGCGATGGTGAAGATGAGCCGGTCGGAACGGAAGGCACTGCTCGATGAGGTGCGCCTGACCGGGCAGGGGCTTGAGCTGGTGAACGACGCGCGGCTTCAGGCGTGGAACGGCATGGATCAAATCTATCAGCCGACCGGGCGGGTGGAGCGGTTCATGGATTCGGCCAGCCGCAAGTTCAACGTCTGGAACGGCATGGCGCTCTGGACCGACACGATCTCGGCGCTGTCGGGGCTGATCGGCCAGCGGCGGATGCTTCAGGGCGTCGAGGCGCTGATGACCGGCAAGGAAGTGCCCCAGCACGAAATGACGTGGCTGGCCGAGCATGGCATCGACCGGACCTCGGCACCGCTTATGTGGAAGGAGCGGGCCAACTGGAAAGAGGCCGACGGCTTCCTTCAGGCTGACGCGCGCTCGTGGAAGGACCAAGATGCCGCGCGGCGCTTTGTCGCAGGACTGGGCAAGGGCCAGCGCAAGGCGATCCAGCAGCCGATGCAGGACAAGCCGCTGTGGATGTCGCAGGCGCTGGGCAGCGTGTTCGGCCAGTTCCGCTCGTTCATCTTCAGCGGCACGGCCAAGACGACCATCCTGGCGGCACAACGGCGCGACCGGAACGTGATGCAGGGCCTCGTCTCGATGGTCGGGCTCGGGATGCTGGCCTACTATCTGGACAGCGAGAACCGCGGCCGGGCGCTCTCCGACGATCCGGCCGTCTGGATCCGCGAGGGCGTGGACCGCTCCGGTGTGCTGGGCTGGGTCATGGAGGCCAACGCGATCATGGAGCGGGCGAGCGGCAACACGATCGGTCTGGCGCGGCTGATGGGCACGCCGCAGGGCACGCGCGCCGCCTCCGAGAACACCTTTGGCCGCATCTTCGGGCCGACGGTCGGCAAGTTTCAGGACTTGCTGAGCATCATCTATTCCGTCAGCACCGGCCAATTCCCGGCCTCGGCGGTGAATACGGCTGTCCGGCAAGTCCCCACGCAAAACCTGTTCTACCTGCGCTGGCTGTGGGATTTGGTCCGGGAGGAACTGGGCGGCTCGCCTCCAAAGTAGCGTCCGCCAAGCGTTATGATATAACACCCCCAAGGGCTGGGGGGCCGGATGACTGTTGCCACTACTGCTTCCTATACGACGCAGGCCGGCAACGGGCTGACGACGGCTTTCACCTACGCCTTCACGATTCCGGGCGTTTCGGCTGACGATCAGACCAATGTGCGGGTGACGATCACCAACACGTTGGTCGTGCCGAACGTCACCACGACGGTCGCGCCCTCGGCGTACTCGATCACCGGCATTGGCGGGACGGGTGGCGTGGTCACCTATCCGCTGGCCGGGTCGCCCCTGCCGGTCGGCTGGACGATCACCATCGCCCGCAACCTGCCGCTGACGCAGCCGCTCCTGCTGCCCAATATGAGCGGCTACTACCCCAAGGAGATCGAGGGGGAATTTGACCGACTGCTGATGCAGCTTCAGCAGATCGCCGATCAAATCGTGTTCAGTGCGGGCACGACGATCATCTCGCCGTCGGTCACGGTGGCCAACTACGCGGCGCTCCGGGCGCTCTATGCGTCGCTGGCGCCGATCCCGAACGGCACGCAGACCTACGTCATCGGCGATGTCATCGGCCAGGGCGGGTATTTCGAGTACGATAGTGGCGACAGCACGTCCGCGGACAACGGCGGCACGATCATCGTCGATGCCTTTGCCCGGCGCTGGAAGCGCATCTACAACAGTGAGGCGATCGCGAGCTGGTGGGGTGCGGTGCAGGATGGCACGGGCGATGACTCCGCTGCCATTCAGGCCATGATCGACACGATCAGTGCTGCGTCCTATCCCTATGACCGCACCGGCATTGTCGGCAATTCGCGCATTGCGGCGTCGCTCCAGATGTCGCCGACCTCGACCAATCCGATCAAGCTGAAGGGCGTGCGCGGCGGCCTCGGCAATGGCGTCTCGCGCCTTACCTGCGCTGCGGTATTCACTGGCACGGTCGGCCTGCTGGTCAACGGGCAGACGATCGGCGACAACGCGGCCATCGCCAACTGGGGGATCGAGGATCTTCAGATTGTCGGCGAGACGGCGACGACGTGCGCCTACGGCCTCATCATCGGCACGTCCGGCAAGGATCTGATCGGCGTCCAGAAAAACCGCATCGTCAACGTCCACGTCAACAACTTCGCCGTCTGCTGGCTGGTGCAGAACAGCCGCCTGCTCTCGTTCGAGAATTGCTCGGGCTGGGCAGACCAGGTGACCAACGGCGTCGCCCTTCAGGTGACGCTTAGCTCGGGCGCCGGGACCGGGGACATGGACTGGAAGTCCTGCCAGTTCGTCGGGCCGGCGACCACGGGCAAGTCGGTGGTGCTGGGGCATTCGCAGAACGGCGGCGAGATCTTCGCGCTGCAATTCACGGCGTGCCAGTTCTACGGCGGGGCTCGCACGTTGAGCCTTGAGCTGCTGGCCAGCGGCGCGCTGCTTGACGACCTGTGGTTCGACAAGTGTCAGTTCCATCCGACCGGCGCGGGCTATACGCGCGACCGGGTGGTGCGCCAGTTCGTCAACGGCACGGCCTCATCGGACGTGATGTTCACCAACTGCTTCTTCCGCGCGACGGATGTTGGCTACTTCATGGTGAACTCGATCGTCGGCTCCACGGCGGCAATCGACGACTGGTCGTTCATCGGCTGCTTCTTCGCCAACGCGCTGTCCCAGCCGGTCGTGCTGGATCGCGACAAGAACCTGGTGTTCGCCAACAACCGCTTCATCGAATGCGCTGCCTCGGGCGGCATGGTGCGGCTGACCAACACGACGGGCTTCTCGGCGACGGGGAACGTCCTTGAGGAACTGCTGGGCTCGGCTGACTATTTCATCTACGCCGCATCCAGCGTGTCGGGCGGCGTCATGCGCGGCAACTATGCGCCACAGGCGACCATCGCGCCGGTTTGGGATGCGTCGGGCACGGTCGATATGGACGTGTGGCGGCCGGAAGCGTTCGGCGCCAAGGGCGACGGGACGACTTCCGACAACGCCGCCTGGGACAAGATCGTCGCGCTCGGGATCACGGTTCGCTGCCGCTCGACGGC